TACTCAAAGTTTTCTGGAAGTTCTGTTCCATGAGCCAGATTGTTGTAAATAACCTTCTTCTTGTCGTACCCAAAAGAACCAGTTGAAGTTATTAGCCACTGAAATGATTGTGTCATTACGCCACCTCCCTTTCTCTGGCTAAAGTATCCATTGCGCCTAGTATGACCTGCAACGGAGTAAATTTGCCGTCTAGGTAATAAAAACATCGCGTGAACGTGGTGTTGTACTCATTCGTTACCAAGTGAGGCGTAACACTTACAGGTAACCCACCAAACAAACGTCCCATCTCAACAGCTTCGTGGTACTGAGCCATGCGGCGCTCAATAAGATCCATCACAGTTTTTGTAACCTCAGTCTGCTTTGCAGTGATGCGGTCTGTTTTTGGCTGTGGCTTAACTACATCAAGCAGTTTAAGCAAAACGCGAAGCTCAACTAACTCCTGCAAATCTGTGTGAAAGGCAACGTCAAAAAAATCAAAATGCTTGTCGCGGATTTGGTGAAGGTCAAATGGTACACCCCAATAAACAACGTTGTATCTTTCTTCACCCATAGCATCGCGTGTCGCTATCTGTAGGTCGGAATTTTGTGATCTTATCATTTCATAACCACTATTCAAATATCCTAGAGCTTCTTTCTGGTGTGACTTTGCCGCAAATGTTTGATCATCTTGGATGATTTGCATTGCGTATGAGATGTAATCTTGAGTTGATTTTGCTTTAGTGCAGTACATTTTATAATTCCTTTTGTTTCTCTCTATATATACCATATATAGTGTATTAGTAAAGACGTCAAGAAGATTATGTAAAATAATTTACATTATATAAAAAATAGTTTTATTATTATTTTTTGTTTCCAGTGTATTCGTGAGAATAAGAAAAAACATTTCTTGGAACCCAATTAAAATTTTTGTTTTCACCTGTCATGGAACGCACTTTCATATTTTTAGAAGTAGGTCTCCATTTGGGAGATTTATTTCGGTATTCACCCATGCGCGGATGAGTTGTCTTGCTGAAATATCTTTTACCTTCTTCAATATGAATTTGCCCTATGGCGTCACTTAAACGGACGCCAATGCCAAGACCTTGATAATCAGGAAGAACGACAGTTCTGTGTCCTCTATATGCGTTTTTTAAAGTTCCACTTGGCATAGTTAAAACAGAGGTAAACCCAACGACATTTGATCCCCATAGGCATACCCAGTGTTTTGCACTTTTATTGAGGTTTCCTGAGAGATAGTGATGGTCGCGGAAGATTGACCACGACTGCGGCCTGCAAGGTATGACTTCCAGTTCAATGTCGGGACGCCTAAGACACCCCCTTGAAAGAAAATCTTTCGTTAGAGTATCATAGACCCAATCAGGTTGAAGCCATTCACTTATGTCGTAATGACAAGAAGCAAATACCACAGAATGTATACCACTGTTGTTAATGTATCGACTCAAAGCGGCGGAACATGATTTAGCAACTGATCGATCAACAACGCTGGTAAATTCATCAATCACTGCGCCATTGCTTAATTGTCTGGCTAAATTTGCTCTGTACTTTTCGCCTGTAGAAAGTATTTTATATGGCCTAAACCAAGCTGGAATGCTGTTTAATCCAACCGCGCTTAGTTTAGTTTGCGCGTCATCTGCGTCATTAAAATGAGAAACTATTGCCTTGTTGTCGTGCCACTGTGGCGATGTTTCCTCGCCAAATGATTTGAGCATAGTAGACTTTCCACTTCCAGATGGCCCTACAATTAAACCAATTTTAAAATCTGTTGGCAATTCTGGAAGAGTTGGAACGGAACATTCAGAAATACCATTAAAATCATAATCAAAATTTCTAGATACTTTTTCAGTGATTTCGTCTTGTTCTATATTTTCATATCTAAGAAGTTTATTCATCACAAAACTCCATTATCTTTTTAGATGCGTCAGTCGCACCCTTCCCAATAATAACTGTCTGGCCTACTGACTCTAAATAAATAATCATAGATTTCTGTTCGGGGGAAAGTCTTCCACCTGACACTCTCTTCATCTCAACCCACAGCGTCCACTGTGGAATAAACAAGTCAGGAATGCCTCGAACTACACCTTCAGCTTTTAATCGTTTGGCAACGCTGATTGCCCTCTTCTCGCCATTCGGGATTGCGAATATCAAAACGTCTGGATACTTGGCTCGAAACCAATTGATAAAGCCAACTTGCTCCTCATGCTCAGAAGGGGATGTCTTCACCAGTCCAATCAGCGTATTCCGAGTTTTGCGTTTTCGTCTCATTATTTCTCTCCACTTGCGTATAATCAAATTCCACAATCTCTTTGTATTTTGGATTGTGAGATGATGGTTTAATTTTTATGCGGCTAGGTGTTGTCCATAGCTTTGCTTCAATTAAAGCGTGATCTGTTGTATCTGCCGTTGAACTTAACAAAGGCTTTCTGGATCTATATCTACTGGCGGCGTATCCACCATGATCAGGACACAGCCACTCTGAATTTGACATCATACCGCAATTGTAAGTCACCTTCACACTATCTGGCTTTCCATCTTTTTTGTGTCTTGAATACCATACACTATCGACATCAACCCACTCGGATTCTACTTGAGACGATAACATAGCACCTCGGTATGAACTTGAACTGTGATTAAGCATAGGTGGTGGAAACTGAAATCCACACTCAGGACAAACTTGAGCGGCGGCGTGAACCATCGTTTGGCATTTCTCGCATGTCTTAACTGGAGCTTCTCCATCGCCACCACTCATTTTATCTTTTGGCTTAACCTTATCGATAAATCCGTGACGCTCAACATTTTGACCATAATCTAATATCAGGCAGTTTTCCTTGCCATCTGCAATTCTAGTGCCACGTCCAACCATTTGCACATACAATCCAGTTGATGCTGTAGCTCTAACCAACGCAACGAGATCCACAGAAGGATGATCAAAGCCAGTGGTCAATACGTTCACATTGATCAGGCATTTTAGTTTGCCTGATTTAAAATCAGCAATTGTCTGATCTCTGGTTTTCTTACCATCTGATCCAGTGACAACTCCAACTGATATATTGTGAAACTCAAATTCATCTGCCAACATTTGTGCGTGGCTTACACCAGAGCTAAACACCAACCAACTTTTCCTATCTGATCCCAAGTCAACAATCTCTGCGACTGTAGACGCAACCAACTCTGGATCTGATGCGGCAGTAGCCAATTGGCTCTCGATAAACTCACCACCACGCTTCTTGACATTTGTCAGGTCGATCTGTTTAATTCCGCCCTTGGATATGACAGGAGACAGGTAACCTTGCTCCATGAGCATCTCAACAGATATGTCATGTGCAATTCCATCAAAGATAGCTCCCTCGCCTTTGTGCAAGTATCCACTGTCCAATCTGTATGGCGTGGCAGTCAGTCCAACAACTTTAACATCTGGATTGCAACTCTTCATATCCGCTATAAATTTGTTATATCGAGTACCTTCATTTTTAGGTAGCATGTGAGCTTCATCAATTAAGATCAAATCAATTGCAGGGACGATCTCGTAGGCTCTCTCCCAGACGCTCTGGATGCCTGCAAATATAATAGGTTTGTCTAGTCGCTTCTCACCCACAGACGCGCTGTAGAAGCAAAAATCAGCCCGTGGGTACAGCTTAACCAATCCTGAAGCACCTTGCTCCAAAAGCTCTCTAACGTGCGTTACAACCATAACTCTCGTGCCGTGGTAGCTCATGGCGTCTGAAATCAGTTGTGCGATGATTGCAGTCTTCCCAGAACCTGTAGGCGCAACGATTAGTGGATTATCCCCTGACTTGCTTGCCCAGTAGCTATACAACCCATCTATCGCTTCTTTTTGGTAGTCTCTAAGGGTAAAGGTCATGCTTCACCTACAATATTAAATTCAGAAATTGGGATGTGGACTACAGGCTCTATATCTTGCCAATCTCCCCTGTCTTTTCTACCACCAATCTTGGCATCCCATTTATTGTTGAGCATATCAATCCAACCCATTTGGTCGGCCCATTGCACTAAAAGGATGCAGTTAATACCAATGTCACTATAAGATTTTGCGGCAACAACTTTAGACATGGAAATGATGTATGTGGAATATGCAGTTTTTTTATTTGTTCTGCATTTTACCTCTACAAAAGTTCGTATTTTTCCGTTGTCGATTAAACAAAAATCCATTTTGTATTGCATGGGCAATTTTGCAAAATTCACAGATCCTTTCCTTCCAAAACTTGCAATAAATTTCTTTATCGCTAATGTCTCTTTATTCAAATCCTCAGAGGTTTCGTATGTTGGTCTAAACGCCATTACACCATCCTCCCATTAAATATAGCTTGGCTGTTACCTTTGTTCTTAATAATCTCGCCAGTGTCTTTATCTTCATATTCAACAAAATCATCCCCAGCATCGTGTACTACCAAATCTTTTGGCATGATTTGTGGGATGTATAGATGTTCATCACAAGTGACCGCTGGCTTACCTTTGGCGCAACTCCAAGTACCATTTTTCTCTGGGGTCACATGGCAACACGTTCTACAGCTAACTTCTGGTATCTTGCACCCATGACACACAGCCCAATAACTACAGAACTTGCACTCCCAATTACTAGCATCTTCGTGGAGCTTGGATGGCGGTGTCTCAGAAAATATAATGTCGCTTGCCTTACTGATAAGTGACTTGGCCTCAACTTTGTCTAGCTTTACACGCTCCGCATAAATAGCGTCAGTTTCCTTGCAGACCGCAAAGAAGTAAGAGTCGTCCAATTCAGCCAAGTACATTCCAACCTGAACTTGCGCCCAGTAGACAGGTTTGCTTATTTGCAATCCTTTTTTATCAATATCTTTAAAGCTCTTTGTATTCATCGTTTTAAATTCAAGTGCGTGTGGCTTACTACTCTCGGCAAAGCCAAGACCTACTCCATCTAGAGACAATGCAAAGTGACCACCACAAGCCTCAAACCTAATTTGCTTGCCTGTGTCTGGGTCTACTTCCCATATTTCAACACCGATATCTCTAAGGTTAGATACAACACGATCCTCTTCACGATCACCAGTCTCAAAAAGTCTCAGCATTCGCCCAGAGAAACTAGGCGTCCACGCATGTCTAAATTGATACCACAAAGCGCGGCTACACTTATTACCAATCTGTGATCCGCCAAGGTGAGGTCTGTGTTCATTTTTTCGTTTGACCTCATACTTTTCAAAAATGAGCCGCACAGTTTCTGGTATCATGTATCTTTCTAAATTCATCTTACTCTCCATCTACTCATAAAATGGGGCGAAAAAATACGCCCCATCCTTCAGTAGATTATTTTTTCCACGGTGGTGTTGCGGCAGTAGCTGTCTCAGTAGCTATTGATGTTGGAGATCGCGTATTACCAGTAGCTTCATATCCTTTTACATTGTTTGATGCCTCGTAGCCATTTGATGCAGGGGATACAGCCACTTTGACCATCAGTGGCTTGTCGAGCAACTCAATACTATCCTTTGGGTTGTTCACACCAACAGAGCGACAGATTGATGACAGACTGCGCTGTGCAATTTCTACTGCTGTCGAATTTGGGTTTTTTAAGTTTAGACGATCCCAAACTTTCCGACCCTTAAATGCGCCACTGACAATCTCAATTGTTAATTCTAGGTATGAGCCTGTGCCAGCTTTAGTTGTTTTCTCTTCTCTACTAACAATTACTGCTTCGTACCAATCCGCTGGCAGGGGATTGCTTGACTGTGTTGGCTCATGGTCGAGCGCGTTAAATCCGTTTAAGTCCATTTGAGTTCTCCTACTCTGTTAAATATTTAGAAAATGGGTTGCCGCCTTCAAGTGTAAATGGCAGTGGTTCAGTAATGTTGAACCGATTTTTAGTGACGCTTGACGCCTGTGGGAAGCACAGGATCTCACGTTCACCTGTAGAAATGGCTCGTATTTTATCGCCATCTCCGCGCGTAAATGTCTTCAGTCGGATTAGCCCCACCAAATCGACGTTGTCAGTATAATGAGGTAAAGACTTCTTGTGCAAGCGAACCGTGTATCTTTGGAACGCATCCATATCTGGCAAGTCCAAAGTCTCAGTGTCGGCGTGACCAATGAAGACCACATTCATTCCAGTTTCATAGGCAAGAGATCCTGCCCATTCTCTGATTTGGCGGTGCTTCTCTGATGCCGCACCATACCCAGCTCCATATCCACCACCAGCTTGGTTGATAGACTTTGATTTTGGGTCAGCCGCTACAATTTCGCTCTCGATAAGAGTAGCCAACTGAGTTATCGAATCTAAAACCAATGTCTTAAACTCGTGCTTCTCTGTAGCCAGAACCTCAATTGCACTTAAAACGTCAGTAGATGATGTAGCCAATGGGAACAAACTTACGTTGTCATTGCCTGTAAGTGACGCTGTGCCATCCTCAGTACGAATAAAGACTGGCTTTGGGAACATGGCGGCTAGGGTTGTCTTTCCGAGACCGCCCTCCCCAAATAAGGTAGCTATGATAGGACGCTGACCTGATGGCTTAGATAGTGATTTTAAGTTTATAGACATTACCAATCCCCCCTAAAGACAGAGGCAAATACCTCGTCTAATATTTTATTTATTTCTT